AAAAACATATTAAGCCGGGCAAAGAAGGCTTTGTTAAATCTGCCTACTCTGCTTATAGAGAAAGGTCGTTGGGTCTCGGGGCGATGGGCTTCCATTCGTATCTCCAATCACGCAGCTTACCTTTTGAAGGTATCTTCGCTACGGGCTTCAATCATAAAGCGTTTAAATATATTAAAACACAGGCAACCAGAGCTTCTGAAAAACTTGCAGAAGAAAGGGGAGAAGCTCCTGATGTCAGCGGTAGTGGCAGGAGGAA